CTGCCATCAACCCCGATCTGTTTGAGGGCAGAGTTGACGAACCCGGCGCACCACGCAGTTTGTGCCGCATCGATGTCGACGCCGCCCTTGCTGAGAAAGGAGTTGATATCGAGGCGATTGGCGGTTTCGCTCGAACCGATCAACGAAGAGGCCAGATCGACGGCCGTGCCGGTCGACGTGACCGAGCGTGCAACATTGCTGTTGGCCGCACCCAGAATGCCGGATGACGCGTCACCAAGGCCACCGACGACGCTGCCGTTGATCATGACGGTTGCCGCATTGACCGACATGGAGCCGACCGACTGGCCCATCGCGCTGCTGACGAGGGCTTTCGGGTCGGCGGCGCTTTTGCCGCCAAACAGCCGCGAAACAATGCCGCCGAGACCGCCGACATCCGTCATGGTCGGATCATCGCCCCCGAGCAGTGCATTCTTGATTGGATTTTTAAAGGCCAGTTCCGAGAACAGGCCCTTGACCTCATCCGCCACGCTTTCCAGCGCCCCGGAAAAATCGCCGTCGAGCAGCTTGTCGATGCCTTCATCAATAGCACTGCCCGCAGCAGATTTGACAGCGTCCCATGCTTGCGCCTGGCGCTCGATCTGGCGATTGAGAGTTGCCATGGCGTCGGCCTGGTCACGCATAGCTGTGGCGAGACCGCTGTTCGTGTCGATACCGTCACGGCGAATACGCTGTTCGACTTCAAGCAGAGCATTGGCCCGCTCCTGAACGAGCGCGTTTTGGCCGATCAGCGCCTGCTGAAGCCGCAACTGTTCAAGCTTCTCATTGTTGCCGCGCAGATACTCCTGGGCGGATGCCAGTTTCTCCTGCTGTGTCAGGGCTGCATAGCCGTCGCGTAGCGCAGCAATCTGGCGTTCCAGCTGTGCCTTTTCGGTACCTTCAGCCATGGCCGCAGCGGCGATCAGGGGGCGCAGCGTCAGCTCTTCCTGAAGCATACGGTTGGCGTCGGATGTGGTGATAGCGCCGGATGCGACCAGCGAATTGAGACGGGCGCGGGTCTCGATCTCGTCCCGCATATCGGCCGCCTGAGATTTTGCAGCCGCGATCGTCTCTTCCATGACGCGGTTGCGGGCACGCGCTGCAACGGCTTCCGTCTCGGTGACTGACTTTTCCTGAGCGGCCATCTGTATGCGGGTCCGACGCGCTTCCAACTCGGCGCGCAGGAGCGGATTGCGCTCGTTGGCAATCTGGATGTCGAGGCGGTCTAGTTCGATGGCGCGGCCCTGGCTGTTGACCAGCGCATCAAGGGCGCGCTTCTTGGCCTCAATTGCGGCATCATTCTGACGTGCATCGACGCCTTCCAGTCCTTGCGCACTTTCCATTGCGGCAATTTCGTTGCGCAGACGCTGTTCTTGAAGAGCGCGAGCGTTGGCGGGAGAAGCCTCATAAACCGTGACGGCGGCAACGCTTCTTCTGTTTTCCTCAGCCCTTCGTTTTCGTTCTTCATCGTCAGCGTCACGACGTCGTTTTTCCGCGCGCAATTCTTCCAACCGTGCCGCATTGGCGTTTGCTGTCGCGCCGGCCGGATTGAGCAGGTCGAGAAAACCGAAACCGCTGGAAAGCCGCTTCTGCGCCGCCTCGGCCTCCGCGATCTGCTCTTCTAACGTGGGGCCGGAGATCCGCCTGTCCAGAAAGCTGCCGACATTATCAAAGGCATTGCTGGCGTTCCGCGCCACAAACGCCCATGCGCGGCCAAGTGCGGTAGTCGCCTCGCTGGCGCTGGCGAGCTGGTTGGGTAGTGCCTTCAGAAGCACGGCCTGCGCTTCGGACTGGCGGTTCTGCGCGGCAAGGTTCGATGCGTGACGTGCAGTCGCCGCGTTTATCAGGCCGTACTTCTGGTAAAGTGTGTCGGCGGCCTTGGCAGGATCGGCGAACATCTCTGCGAGCATCGTGCCGGCCTCATCGGCAGTGACCCCGAAGGTTGCCCCGAAATCCTTGCTGATGGCGATCAGGCTTTCGAAATTCTCCGAGCCGATCCGCCCGGTGCGCAGGAACTGGACTTCCATCGAGCGGGCGGACGCTACGGAAATACCGGCAGCGCTGGCGCCAGCCTGGGCAGCTGCCTCCATCTCGCCCCTGCTGCCCGCGACTGCGCGGCCAAGGCCGGTCGCGGCCGTCTCGACCTCTTTCATGGAGCGCAGATAGCCATTGTATGCCACCGCACCGGTCACGGCGGCGGCGGCAAGGCCCGCCATGCCTACGGTCAGCGGCGTGAAGACGCGCGCGGCTCCCGCTGCGATCGTGCGGAAATCCTTCAGCGCTGTGTTGATACCGCCCTGACCAGCATAGAGCTGCAAAATTTGCGGACCCTGCTGAGCAAAGATCATCGCAGGGTTCATCCCCATTGCCGCCGTCTGGCCGATGTCGAAAACCTGATAGGTCAGGTTCTGACGGCGGAAACGGTCATTTGCGGGCGAACTGACGCCCGCGCCCGTATCACGTCCTTTTTGGGCTGCAATGACGGCAAGCGTTGCCTGGCGCTGACGCGACAAGGCTGCGGTCATTTCATCGGTCGAGATCGCGCCGAGCTTGTGAGCCTCGCGGATATCGGCTTGGACGGCCTTGTAGTTGACGATCGTGGCGTAGAGCGGATTGTATCGGGCGCGAAGGCGATCCAGTTCCGCGCCGTAGGCCGCGATGTCGGATTCCCTATCGGGTGTGATGGTCGCACGGGCAACCATCGTTTCGGCAGTTGTTTTGCGCGATGCGGCCAGCCGGTCGTTCGCGGCCACAAGCCCTTCAACTGCAATCCGCTCTTTAGCGCGCAGATCGATAGCGGCTGAAGCACTGATAGCGCCGACACGCTCTGCTTCTGCGATGCCTTCGATCGTGGCCTGATGTCGCTTCTGTGCAGCGAATAGGGGATCGAATTTCGCCTGGAGCTTGTCGAGTGCTGCGCCATAGGCCGCGATGTCGGCGGCACGGCCGTTGCTGTTCGCACCTTGGCGACCAAGGCCAGCGAAGGAATTGACCAGCTTTTCAAGGCTCGGGCGTGCCCGCTCTGCTGCAGTAGCAATCTGGGAAACGGCTTTCACCGATTCCGTCGATCCGGTCTTTGCACCCGAAGGATCGATATTAACGCCGATGGATATCCGATAAGGTGCAGTCATCAACGCGCCTCACCGCCGTTGAGGTGATTGAGCGCCTCTCGCTCCATCACCCGCAAATCTGAAAACACATGGCGCGGCGATTGCAGGTCATCCAGGACGAGCTTGCAGGCGGAATAATCGAGGCCGACGAAGGTTATGCCGGCGAGCGTGGAGGCGGTTCTCCATTGCGTGCGGCATTCAAGAAAAGCTTCGAACGATTGACTGTTCACGGCGAGGACCTCAAATGCCTGCGTTTTGGTGATTTCTTCCGGCTCAAACGGAGCGCCGAGCGCCTCGAAATCGGCGGCAAGCGCCTCATCCACTGTCGTTGCAAGAGCGGGATCGACGCGGCCGGTGGCGTTAAAAGCCCACTGCCGCGCCGCCGCCTTTAGTTTCCCAGGCGGGCTTTGTCTTCGCTGATCGCCTCCGCGTAGGCGCGGTCGATGGCGCTCTTGATATGAGCGTAGGCAAAGACCTTCGGAAACAAGGAGAATGGTAAGGGATTGCCGCTCTGGTCGCCGATCTTGCGCCAGTCCTTGATGCGGCGCAGCGCCAGTTCGTCGTCAAAGGCGCGGAGGTCCGCCTGGGCCTTCTGGTACTCCTCGTCACTCAATTCCGGCTTCAGCAGGGCTTCGAGAAGTGCCCCGCGGGCTTTGCGATCGGCTTCTGCCTCCTCCGGCGTAGGCAATTCGAACAAGACCTCGAATTCACGCTCAATGAGTTTACCGGCATTTTCGGGATCAGGTTCAATCGGTTTGACGGGCCACCAGAAGGAGAGATTTTCAGAAAAGACAAACATGTGAACAGCTTTCAAAGGGGTCTTAAGAAGGGCTTGAGGATCAGCGGCAGATCAGCTCAAAATCGTCGAAACCGTCCGTGACGCAATAATCGAGCGCCATCGAGTAATTGAGGATGCCGTTCCAGCTGCCCGGTTCCGGTTCCCCCACCTCGATGCCGGTGCCGGTCAGTTCGATGATGTTCCCGGCCTGTTTGCCGTGCTGGAATTCGAGCTCACCGCGTGTGCGGTTTTTAGCGATCGAGAACCAGTCGATATCGGCAAGCTTTTTCGCCTGGACAACGGTGTTGCCTGTTGCGGAACCCGCCGAGATGAGAATGGCTTCGTCACCGATCAGAAACTGCGGCGTGACCGTATTGCCGATATTGAACGACAACGTCTGGGCAACGGCATCCCAGCCATGTAGGGTCATGCTGGTGTTGGCCTTTGAGACTGGAACCGGCGTGATCCAGCCGGCGCGGCTGACAACGGGATTGCTGACAAGGTCTGTGATGGTGCCGAGCAGGCCTGAAATCGAGAAACGGCCGCGCGGAATGGCCGACGACGACCATGTCAGGGTGCAGGTGCCGCGCGCGCCGAGCAGGATATGGCGGACGCGGTCCATGATGAAATAGATCGACGCTGACTCCAACGGATCATCCGCACGCTTGTAGCGCACGTCCGTGTCTTCCGTGACCAGTTCGCGCATGGCGCAGATACGGGCCATGGAACCCCACAGCGGAGGCGTTCCGGGCGTGCCTGAACCAGCAAGCTCGATATCGCCCTCGATCGTGGCGTACATGTCGGTCAGAATAACGCCCTGGTTGCCGTGAAAAGGCAGCAACAGATCACGCGACAGCCGCTGTGCGACAAGCGGCCGGAAGGTGACATTCGACATGATGATGCGGTCAGCAGGGACAGGGCCAGCATCCTGACCATAGTCCGTTTCGATCTTCGTCAGGCAAGCAAGCTTGTCGAAATAGCGTGGTTCGTTGAGAGACATGGTTACTTTGCCTTCCTGCCGGATGTTGTGGCCAGTGCGTCCGTCGGCTTGTCTTCGGCGGCCGGTTCTGCGGTGGGTTCGATCGGTGTCGCGTCGGTTGCCCGGACGAATGCTTCAGTTTTTGCCTTGCGGACATATCGCCCGCCTGCGAGCGGTTCGCTCATTCAACTGCCTCCAAATATCGGCTCGACTGCCAGGTCA